ATCTTTTAAAAAGTAAAAAAAAATTAGGTATTTTTTATTTATAATAATATAAACATTATTTTTTTATACTTCTATCCCATTTCGATTTCCTTGCTTCAGGTGGTATAAGATGACTTTCGTGAATTGTGTGTTCAATTTTGACGCTAACGCATGTTTGGGTTTGTCTACAATTTATTAAATAATTATTGATATACTCTATCATGTTAGTACTTCCAATAGGGTTAGCCGAATGAACATATATTTGAGGTAGGGGTATATCTTTGGTCATACTTAAACTCACTAAAAATCTACAACAATCCATACCCGTTTTTTCTTCAATATTATTATAGTCTAAAGTAAAGTTATTTTTTACATTAGTATAATATTCAACCATTGCTCCTTCTCCTAAATCGTGGTCTAACGATATCACTTCAAACGATTCTAATCCATGTAAATTTATTTTTTGAACAAATTCATCATAGTTACGTACCACAACCCAATCTTCGTTAGTTGGTGTTCTTACATCATCTAAATAAAGTTTCATTTTTTCTATTTTCATTATATCAAATTAAATTTTGCTGGTTTTTTTGAAAACCATATTATTAATACTTCTCTAATTCCATTTGTTATCTCTTTTACTTCATGTAAATCTTTCGATCCGTTAAAAATTATATAATTACCTAAAGAGTTCATTTCAACTAATTTATCATTTATAAACATTTCCCCGCCATCAAAATTATCTGATAAAATAATACTCACAGTTTTGTGTGTAGTAAATCTATCTTTGTGTTTGTTTGCTTTACCACCTACACCGTAAATTAATTTATGTATGGAATAAACGTTTTCAATATCTTCATTAAATTTATCACACAAATATCTTTTAAGGTTTATATTGTTTAAACTATACATGTAACTTTTTTCGGTAAACAACGCAACGCCATCACCTCTTTTTCCTTCTATTGTGTAATATAATTGTGGATGTGCTTTTTGAATGTATTTTATTTCATTATCATCCATTAAAGTTGCTGAATTTAATTCATTCATTAAAAAATCAAATTCGTCTTTTGTTAATTTCATAGTATTTTATTGATTTTATCAACATACATAACTATGTCTTCTTTAATTTCTAATAACTTATGAAGTTCTTTATAAAAATCATAACATCCTCTCCATCCTGGATGCCAATCATTTTTATCACCACCTTCGTCAGATATTGATGAAACTTTTATCAGTTCCACAAAATCTTTAGTCATAATATGAAAATCTTCATTCCACGTAACAAATATGGGATTAAAATCTTTGTAAAATAATTTTACTTTTTTCAAAAACATTATTTCTGAATTCCTTTCCCCACTCAACCACTTTTCTGTTTCTATTAATCGTAATTCCATTAGGTTTTTTGCAAAATCTTTGTTTTTATACCATTCCCAACTAATATATTTAATATCGTGATTGTATTCTCTTTCTCCAAAATATCTTCTCGGAAATCTGCCAGGTGCGGTAAAAACAATTATGATTCTGTCTCCTTTTGTATACTCACCTATTAAACCTGTTTGGTATAAAATGGAATTATTGTCTGATCCATATTTGCCTAATTTTATTACATTATAATGATTTGACAGATAATCCGTCCAATGTATTTCAGGTAAATCCCAATCAACAAAACTATCACCACAGACATAAAGATTATTCAACTCATAGTTTGGGCGAGTTTGTTTTAGTAACAAACCATCTTGATAATATTTTTCTAATGTATTTAAAAAATCTGTAACCATTTTTTTGTGGATGAGATGCGTTATAAAAAGAAGTAAAAAATTTGCTCATCACAATTTAATATTAAACCTATCTTTCATTATTTGAACTTTATCTTCGGGTACATTATGGATATTTTTACTATCGTGTCTATTCTCTACAATAATTGAATGAACTCTATAATTATATCTATCAGCCATATCAAAGTAAGATTGCATTTCCCAATCTTGTGTAAAAGTATTTGCGACTACAATTTTTGATAACTGCAGTTTCATTCTTTCCGCACATTTCAATTGACAACTATTATGAGCCTCTTTTAATTTTGAAAAATCAAAATTATAATTACCTTTTTCATCAACAAAAAAATCATCCGCTGATAAAACGTCATTAGTATTGTTCAAACCATATGTTTTGAGAATTACTTCACCTAAGGTTGATTTACCACTACCTGGTAAACCTCTTAATAATATTAAATCACCAACATATTCCATTTTAAATAATTTAAAAGGGGGCCAGACTTAATGATAATTGTTTTTGATTTTTTTTGTTACTCTTAATTCTTTCATTTTTAACGGCCCATGTTTTACTTAATTGGTTGTTCTGTACTAGAACCACCAGATGGAGCCTCGATATTAGTTGAATCAACAACATCTACCGTTTTAGAGTCAGTTGTTTCAGTTGTGGTTGACCCTGAACCACAGGAAACCATTGCAAATGTTGCAATAGCAATCAATAATAAAATGTATTTTTTCATAAATGTAAATATACAAAAATATTCCGAAAATAAAAAACCCCAACAAGGATGTCGGGGTTTAAGGTCATTCAATGGGTTCAACCCCACTTACTTATGAAAAAAACGAAAAGGTAATCGACAAAGACAACCTACAAGAATATAAATATATATGATTTTCGAAAAAATCAAATATTTATAATATTTTTTTCACAATAGTTAATTTTTCGTCTTTCCACTTGATTGTTATTGATTGATTTTCAACAATATTACCCTTTAAAATTTCCTCACTAAGAAAATCTTCACATAGGTTTTGAATGATTCTTTTGATTGGTCTAGCACCATATTCTTCTTTAGAATTCAATTCAAATATTTTGTTTATTACAGATTTATCGAATGTTACTTTATAATTCTTTTCGATTAATCTTTTAATCAATTTGTTAATTTCAATTGATACAATCTTTTTAAGTACCTCTTCATTCAAATGATTGAACAAGATAACATCATCAATACGATTTAAAAATTCAGGATTGAACTGTTGTTTTAATGCCTTTTGAATTATTGATTTTCTTACTTCATATTTTTGTGACTCAGACGAAGAGGTTGAAAACCCCACACCACTACCAAAGTCGGATACTTTTTTTGCTCCAACATTAGAAGTCATAATTATGATTGTATTAGTAAAGTTGACTTTTCTACCAAATGAATCTGTCAAATGACCTTCATCTAATATTTGTAATAATAAATTAAACACGTCTTTGTGTGCTTTCTCAATCTCGTCAAATAAAATCACTGAAAACGGATTATTTTTAACTTTTTCAGTTAATTGACCACCCTCATCATATCCAACATATCCAGGTGGTGAACCAATTAATTTAGAAATATTGTGTTTTTCCATAAATTCACTCATATCAACACGAATAATTTTTTCGGGGTCACCAAATAAAATCTCAGCTATTGATTTTGCTAAAAATGTTTTACCAACACCTGTCGATCCCAAGAAAATAAAAGATCCAATCGGCTTAGCACTATCTTTAATTCCAACTCTATTTCTTCTAATTGATTTTGAGATGATTTCAATTGCCTCATCTTGACCTATCACTTTTGTGGTGAGAATTTCTTCTAATTTCAATAATTTTTCTGTTTCCTTATCATCTAGTTTAGTTATCGGAACACCTGTTATCTCTGTTACAATTTCATAAACATCATCTAATGAAATCGGTACTTTATTATTTTTTAAATTATCAATCCATTTTTTCTTTTCACTTTCTAATTTAAGGTTTATTTTTTTTTCTTCATCTCTTAATTTTGCAGCTTGTTCATAATCTTGGGATTTTACAACCATGATTTTTTTATCCCTTATATAATCAACATCTTTTTTTAACTTTTCAATCGAGTCTGGTGTTTTATTAGTAATCTTTTTTTCTGAACCAAGTTCATCCATAATATCAATCGCCTTGTCAGGAAATTGTCTATCAGTAATAAATCTTTTTGATAATTTTACAATCGTTTCAATCACATTTTCACCGTAGATAACTTTATGATAATCTTCATAAGATTTTTTTAGGTTTTTTAAGATATCAATTGTTTCCTTATCTGTTGGTTCTGATAGAATTATTTTTTGAAATCTTCTTACTAATGCAGAGTCCTTTTCGAGATGTTTTTTATATTCATCAAATGTTGTGGCCCCAATACATTGGATTTCACCTCTTGATAAAGCTGGTTTTAAAATATTAGCGGCATCCATAGAACCACTCGCATTACCAGCACCAATCATGGTATGTAATTCATCAATAAAAATAACGATATTTTTTATTTCTTGTAATTCATTTAAGATAGCCTTAATCCTTTCTTCAAATTGTCCTCGATATTTTGTTCCAGCGACCAAAGAGGTTAGGTCAAGTGAAACGATTCTTTTATCAATTAAACTTGATGGACAGTTACCCTCTTTTATAGATAATGCTAATTTTTCCACTAAGGCGGTTTTACCCACACCTGCATCACCAACAATCACCGCATTGTTTTTCTTTTTCCTTGATAAAATTTGAGAGATTCTTTTTACTTCTTTATCCCTACCAATAATCGGATCAATTTTTCCATCTTCAGCTAATTTCGTTAAGTCCCTACTAAAATTATCAAGTATTGGAGTTTCTGAACCCTTTCGTATACGTTTTGGGTTTGTGGTTTGTCCGTCTTCAAAGAAATCAACTGGCATATATTAAATATTTTTTTATTATAACAAATATAATATTAATACCTCAAAAAAACAAATTGAGACAAAATGTCAAAAAAAATATCTAATCAATGTCTAAATGTCAGTTTTACAATTTTGGTAAAAAAATTGTTTATATATTTTCAAAATAAAAACATATGATAACATTATTTAAAGATCCGCTATTTGATGTGTTCGACAAAGTTTTCGAAACATCCTACGTTGGTGCGTCAGTACCTCAGGTCAATATTAGTAAAACTGAAAACGATTACAAAGTATTGATGAGTGTTCCAGGTCTTACAAAAGAAGACATAAAAATTACTACAAAGGATAATGTTTTAACCATTTCTTTCGAAACGCAAGAAAAAAATGGAAAAACACAATTTGTTAGTAGTTTTAGAAAATCTTATACATTACCTGATGATGTTAAAGAAAAAGACATTATAGGTAAGGTTGAGAATGGAATATTGGAACTAACATTACCAAAAGACAAGAA